TGGCTCCCTTTTTCACACGTTTTCTAAGGCAAAAGGGTAACTTAGAGCGATGGATTATATGACCAAAAACCAACAGAAAAAGTACCATGAACTGGTACAGAAATGGTCAAAATTTAAAGACTTAGATGTCAGTGATGAACTGCGTTTAGAGGTCATGGCATGCGTTCTCGTTGAGATGGAAAAATTGCAGCAATTCGTGAACGAAAATGGACCGACCTACACACACAAAGCTAAGTCAGGAGACATCATCAGTAGAGCCAGACCAGAGTACCAGCAATTACAGGAATGTAGACAACGTTTAGGGGTGCTGGTAGATAAGATGAATACGACAACCAGTAGCACACATGACGACCTCGGAGATTTCATTGCCATGTAACTACCGTGATGGTGATTTCTATGATGAAAAATCAGCTGAACATGCTATCAATTTCATCGAGAATTACTGCAGTCATGTCAAGGCAGCATCTGGTAGATTTATTCTGGAAGATTGGCAGAAAGATGACATCATTAGACCGCTGTTTGGATGGAAGCGCGAAGACGGTCTAAGAAAGTACAGAACCTGTTACATAGAAATCCCAAGAAAGAACGGCAAAAGTAGCCTGACTGCGGCGATTGCGCTGTACATGCTAACTGGCTTAAATGAACGCGGTGCAGAAATCATTTCTGCTGCAGGAGATTCCGCACAAGCTGCAATCGTTTTTGACGTTGCCAGCGGCATGGTGCAACAAAGCAAAACTCTGACTAAAGCCTGTAAGATTTACCGCAACAAAATCACGTTTAGAAATTCGTTTTACAAATCGATTAGTTCGGAGGCAAAAACAAAGCACGGATTCAACTGTTCTGGTGTCGTTTTCGATGAGTTGCACACCCAGCCTAATCGCGAGCTTTGGGATGTACTCACCACATCGGTAGGCAGCCGTAAGGAGCCGCTAATCATCGCGCTGACTACAGCTGGTCATGACACCGCCAGTATTTGTTACGAGCAGCATGTGTACGCTAAAGGCGTTTTAGCAGGTTCAATTGACGACCCAACGTATCTACCTGTCATCTACGCAGCTGACCCAGATGACCCTTGGGATGATGAGGAAATCTGGAAAAAAGCCAATCCAGGCTACGGCACGATTTGTAACCGTGATTATTTCATAGACCAACGGAACAAAGCCAAGGCTAATCCGTCCAACATCAACACGTTTAAACGGTTGAATCTAAACATTTGGACTGGGGCGCATGATGCTTGGATTTCTGACGAAGAATTTATGAAAGGAGCAAGCCCGTTACCGCCAGATAGCGTATTAGAAAAACTGCCGTGCTATGGCGGCTTGGATTTAGCAAGCACCAGAGATTTGACTGCGTTTGCTATGGTCTGGTATGACGAGGATAGATACTACTTGAAAGTTCATCAGTTCGTAAACTCAGAAGCGGTGGAAAATCGCAGCAGTAGTGGTGGGGTAGACTACACCAATTTTGAACGCGATGGCGACTTGACAATCACAGATGGAAATGTCACTGATTACGACTTCGTAAAACAGTACATAGTCGAGGCTCACCATCGGTACAATTTACTGGCAGTAGGATACGATAGAAAGTTCAGTACATACATCACACCACAACTGGAGGACGAGGGCGTGCCTATGTACCCATTTGGTCAGGGATTTTACGACATGAGTTACCCAACGAAACAGATGGAGATGGCAATCGTAGCTGGTCGTTTGTTCCATGGTGGAAACCGCTGTCTACGCTGGCAATTTAGCTGTGTCATTTTGAGCCGTGACCCAGCAGACAACATCAAGGTAACTAAAAACAAAAACAAAGCGGGGCAGATGGTCGATGGCGTGGTCGCATCGATTATGGCGTTCGGTGAAATGTTAAAAGACACTGAACGGAATGACAGTTTAGAAATCTTTACCTTGTAGCCGAATTCTAACGGTTTATTATGGCGAATTTTTTTCAACGATTAGGCGCACAATTACGCCGCCGTGTTGGTTATTATGATGCAGCAGATTACGACATTCAAAATGGCTTTGGATTGGTATACGGTAATTCAGTTAATGTTACAGAACGTAACGCAATTACCATCGCTGCTGTATATGCTTGTTCAGCAAAAATTAGCAGCACAGTAGCTGGCTTAGACGCACAAATTTGGACGGAAGAAAACGGCAATCGTTACCCAGCAGTTTTGCACCCAGTCTACAACCTGCTAAAGTATCAGCCAAATGATTACCAAACCGCATTTGAATTTTTTGAAACTGTAACCAGTTATGCAGTTTTGCGGGGAAAAGGTTATGCAGTAATAGAGCGTGATGGTAGCGGTTATGCTACAGCGTTTCATTGTGTGCCAACTGAGGAAGTTGAGGACGTAAAAACGCCACAAGGTCGAGCGTTCAAAACCAAAGGATTCGGCATCGTTTTTCCAGAAGACATGCTGGAACTCTATAACATGCAGCGGCGGTCGCCTATCGCTTTGCACAGAGAAAATTTAGGTTTATCAGTAGCAGCTAAAAATTTCGGTAAAAAATACTTCGAAGATGGACAGCTAACTGGTGTGATTTCAACTGACCAACCGCTGCGAAAAGAGCAGATGAAAGAGGTTAGAGATAACTGGCAAGACCAAGGTAGCGCTGGCATAAAACTGGTACCGCATGGACTCAAGTACCAAAGAATCAGCATTTCGCCAGATGAGGCACAGTTTCTGGGCGTTCAGAAGTTCCAAGCAGAAGAAATTTGCAGGATTTTTAACGTGCCGCCATCACTGATTTGGCTGGACAATCAAACCACCTACAACAACGTCGAACAACAGCAGATTATGTTCGCAAGACAAACGATAGCGCCATGGGTTCAAAGGTGGGAACAAGAACTGACCAGAAAGGTGTTGCAGAGCCGCGAACGAAACGACCACTATATCCGCATGAACATGGACGAAATGTACCGTGGCGACATGGAGGCTCGCGTGAAATTTTACGAGGGCATGACGCGGTTAGGAGGCATGTCGATAAACGAGGTTAGAGGACGGGAAAACATGAACCCAGTAGATGGGGGCGATACGCATTTCGTTCAAATCAATCAAATCGCGCTTAGCCAGTTTGAAAATTACAGTGAATCTGTGGCTAATAAAAACAGTGCTAAATTGCAGCCATCAACACCAGACGAAGATGGCGTATAGCGATTATCCACAAAGCGCAAGCAACAACGCGAAAAAGGCACTGAAATGGGCTGATGAAAACGGTTGGGGAAGCTGCGGAACCGCAGTGGGTAAAGCGAGGGCTAACAGCTTGGCAAAACGTGAGAGCCTTAGCGCCAAAACAGTGAAAAGAATTTACAGTTTTTTGAGCCGTCATGCGAAAAATGCTGACGTTCCATACAGCGAAGGCTGTGGCGGTTTGATGTACGATGCTTGGGGTGGCAAATCTATGCTGCCATGGGCAAAAAGAACAGTCGAAAAAATGAATGAAAAAAACAGCGATTTAGAAGCAGAAATTCGCCAGAAATACGGTGAAGATGTAGAACTGCGAACCATGGAATTACGCGCTGCAGAAGATGCAGATAGCGACAACATGATTTTGGAAGGCTATGCCGCCAATTTTGACACGACCACAGACCTTGGATTTTTCCAAGAACGAATCGCCCGTGGTGCGTTTGATAACGTACTGCAAGATGATGTTCGATACTTACTAAATCACGATGGAATGCCGTTGGCTCGAACGACCAATGGCACACTGGAACTTAGGGTCGATGAAAAAGGACTATACACCCGTGCTATTCTGAATGATACACAGTTAGGCAGGGACACTTACAAAGCGGTTAAGCGAGGCGACATTAGCCAGATGTCTTTTGCGTTTGTGATTGATGAACAGGAGGTTGATACAGAAGCCAATCTACGAACCGTTACCAAGGTGAAGCGGCTCTATGACGTTTCTGCGGTAACCTACCCAGCTTATCCGACCACTACACTGCAAGCAAGGTCAGCATTTGCCGCTAACGACGATTTAGAGCCAGATAGCGAGGTTATCATCGCAGATGGGCAAGGATATACCGTAGTTGAAAATAACGACGAACCTACGGTCGCTAAGGCGGAAAATGAGAAAAAAAGTAGTCGTACATTTACGGAAACCAATGCTAAAGGGAAAAAAGCGATGAATTTGAATGATTTGAAAGGTCAACGAGCCGCCTACTATGAAGAGTTCGTAGAGATTGGAAAACTCGTCGAGGCGGACGGTCGTGGAATGACTGAGGCTGAGCAAGAACGAGCAGACCGATTGACTGAGTTGATGGAACAAATCGACCAGAAGATTAAGCACAAGCTACGCGAGCAAGAAATGGTTGCTCGAATGGCTAACGCAGGTGTTTCAAGCACATCAGAACAGAAAGAAATTTCTGCTGTAAACTACCGCTTCAGCTTGAGCCGTGCAATTAACCAGATTCGCATGAATGAAAAGCTGGAGGGAGCAGAAGCAGAGTGGGCGCAACAAGCACACAGCGAAATGCGAGCGCAGGGCTTGCAGCCGAACGGCATGGTGGGTATCCCATCAATCGCAATGCGTGCTGGCGCTGCCGACAACTTCCAAGCCACTGCAACTGGTGATGGCTCTGGTTTTGTTGCAACTGATGTTCCAGCAGCAATTGCAGCGCTCCGCGCCCCAACTGTTATCGAAACTTTGGGAACGCAGGTTATCA